GCCGTAGGGTTTTGCATCCACTGGCTGTTCCATTTGCTGACAGGCAGCGAGGCTTTGACAGACAGCAGTTCTTCTTTTTTCCAGAACTCGGGCCAGAGCGGTGTGTCAGACTCAGGCATGATTGCCGGGAACTCGATCACCTCCCATTGATCCGCGTGATCATCGCCCTGCTTCTTCAGAACCTTGCCTACGAGGTCTTTTGTTGACCATCGGGTCATCACGATAATGATGATGCCGCCCGGTTGTAGACGCTGTCGAGGGCCAGATGTATACCACTCGTAAGCCGACTCCATCGCGGTTGGTGAGAGTGCATCTTGCTCCGAGTGAGGATCGTCAATAATCAGCAGATCAGCACCTCGACCCGTGATTGCACCACCAACGCCTGCGTAGAAAGATTCGCCATCTTGGTTAGTCGTCCAACGACCGGCGGACTTGTTGTCAGCCTCGAGCTTGAGGTCGGGAAAAATTTGGGAGTAGTCGTCTGAGTCAATCAGATTTCTGACCTTACGACCAAACCGCACGGCCAGTTCTGCGGTATGCGTTGTTTGAATGATCTTGAGACTGCCCTTCAAGCCCATCATCCAAGCTGGGAAAAACGTAGAGGCAAACTCTGATTTGGAGTGCCGCGGCGGCAAACAAACTATCAGCCTTTTGAGTTTGCCCTGCGCAATCTTATTGAATTTGTCACCAATGATTTTGTGGTGCCTGCCGAGGATACATTCAGGCCACATATGCTTGACGAACTCGATGAAGTCGCCCTGACACTTGTCCTGCATCTCCATCTGATCGTATCGAGACAAAAGCGCCAAGGCTTCGTTCTGATCCTGTTCACTGAGAATCTCAAAGTCTTTGAGCGATAGCTCAGACATCTTCCCAAGGCTCTCCCTTGAACAGCAACGATTCTGCTTCGCGCCGTCTCACTAAGCCGTCTACGACCTTACCGCCTGCGCGATTCCAGCGTTTGATTTGATACGGGGCGTCCTTGTAATCACCGTCGTTCAGCTTGCGTAGCAGGGTAGATTCTTTCAAAGCGCCGGGGCCGAGGTTGTAAGTCCAAGCAACCAGTGCGTCGAACTGATTCTGTGTGAGATCGACCTCGACTAGATCATTCACATATCCCTCGAATTTTTGCAGATCTTCGGTAAGCATCGACTCAGCTTCTTCGGCTGTGCAGGTGTCGCCTTCTGAGACACCTGATGTGTGCCCGTAGCCGAGTGTCCAAACGTCAGCCGAGCATTGATATGCCTCAAGCTCGCAGCCTTCGAACTTCTTGATGAGGGCAACACCCTCGCTGCTCGTCACTCGCATTACTTTTCTCGCGCTACTTGGTTGACCTTTTCATAGCTTCTCATAGCGCCCAACCCTAAAAGTCCCATCATGACTGGCACCAACAAGGTCGTGTCTACCGGATCGACTTCAAGCCAAATACCCAAGAGATTCACGATGATCGTGTTGTAAAGCAGACCAAGGGCGCATATCCAACCGATTGCCGGTCGCCACCCGGCGACGAACAAACTCTTGTGGGCTGCCTCCATCTTGTTGATTTCAAGCTGGCCCTTCAAAGCCTCATGCGATTGTTTCTCCGCAAGAGTCGCAATCTCGTGACTTAACCTAGCCTTTTGATCCTTGTCTTCGATGAACTTATCTAACAGTCCCGTTACGGGGCCGACCAAAGATGCAACAATGCTCATTTACCGTTTCCTCTTGTAACCCATGCGCTCGCGCCGAAGAAAGCTGCTACCAGACCAGCGATTGCCACGAAATAGACACTGGCAATATCTCCAAGTATAGCTGCTGCTTGATCCAAGCCTACAAACGTGCAGACGACGATCAAGGTCGGATATAACAACATGCCCCACAACGCGAACCATGCCATGCCTCTTTGCGCATTTGCTTTGTCCTGCTGCAAACGCAGCTCCTGCAACTGCTGACTGGTCTCCAACTCGTCATCGTCTACGACTCCATCGTTGTTCGAATCGTATTGAGCAAATTCAGAGTTTGGCTCCAGCTTCTTCGCTGCCATGTCTAGTCCCAAAACCTCGTGTTAGGCGGCGCATACTTCGGGATGCAATACGCGGTCACGTTTTCTTGTGATGATAGTCTATTATTTTGCACCATTTTGAACTGTCCCGACTCGATCATGTGAGCAAAAAAATTGCATCTATCGACTGTACGAAAAAAAAATCGTTCATCTAAGGGCGCGTTGTCTACGACGACAACAAGCAAGAAAGCCATGATCATGGAATGCTGAGCCAATAACTTGCGGCGAACAAAAATGTCGGCCCTGCTATACCGGTGATCAGAAGTGTCCAGAGTATTTTCTCCAAGAAACTCACCCAAAGGCTTTCAGGATCAACACAAATATTAGGACTGCGATTCCGCCTCCGATAATCAGAGTCGTTCCACCAACCAGTATTTGCTGAATGAGTATCTGTCTTTCACGCTTGCGTTTTGCCATCAGCCTCTGGTGCGCCCTCCTGTCTTGTTCCTGCTGCCTTATCGCCCGGTCATAATCCTCTAACAGTTTTGGATCGGCGACAAGTAACAGATCCCTTAAGTCTTTTTGGTACCGCTCTTGGTTCCTGCGAAGCATTTGCAGCTTAAGGATGTCGTTTTTCGAAAGCGCATTGAACGCCGAGCTTTTGCGTTCTACTTCGAAGGTATTTAGCGCCTCGCCAAATTCTGAAACCAAGGCCATTGCCTGCTGGACGTTAGCCTTACCCTCGTTGACGTTTTGGATCACCGAATTGATCTGCTGAAGGAGCATCCCGGCGGCTGCAACGCTTTCAATAATCAAAATCGCGCCTAATACAAACTGTTAGTTGATAAATTGCGGCAAAGCAACAGCCACTATGACCGTGACGTAAACCCCCCAAATCATTGATTCGAGACGGTCGAACCTCTTGCTGCCAGACTCTAATCGCTTTTCAATCGCCTCGTACCGAATCGCACACTGCTTTTCATGGGCGTTTACTTCGTTCAATGCTTGTTCGCCCTTGTCGCTCATACCGTCACGTTTACTCTTTGTGTCGATGCCAACGGCTGTGCTTCTACTTTAGTACCCTCTTTTGTATAAAGGACAGGCATGACGGTTTCGACCATCTCTCTGACAGTCTCCCCTTCAGCGCCTGTGCGTAGGCGCTCTTGTTTTTGAACCGCAACCTGCTTCCAACTAATTTGAGCAGATTCGGATACCGAACCTACGTCCATTGTTGTTACTGCAGCGCCGCTGTATCGGGTTCTTCGATGGTCGCTACATTATCTTGAGCAGGTGCTTGCTCTTTCAGTTCCGCCATAAAGCGATCACGCATAGATCCGATGGCGGAAAGTTGGTCTCCTGTGAACATGCCCTTCTGCGAGGCTGCGTCAATCAGGTTCAGGACGTTTGCTAGGTCGTGTAGTTGTATGAATTTTGTTTCCATTACCACGGCACTCCGGTTGCTTGTGTTGCGTTACGATCAATCTGCGCTTGAACCTTTGCAGTACGTTCTGCTTCGATGCGAGCTTTATATTCATCAGCGGTTTCGTCAGCTTCTTTATTGGCTTCCCAGATCCAACCTAAAACGTCACTCTCTTTGAGATCATCGTAAGCGATGAACCCACTTGCCGACGCATCGTAAGCAAAACGATTTTTGCCGCCTTCGGTAGCTGTCTCGCCACCACCAGCATCGCTTGCTGCGACTAAGCTCCAGTAAGCCAGAATGACGCCACCATCAGCGTCAACGTGGGTCATATTACTGACCGACCAAGTTGTATTTACAGCCATTTGCTATTCTCCTTCTAATTCTGCAACCCTGTTGCGTAGTGATTGAATTTCTTTGATGAGCATTGGGACTAGCTTTGAGTAATCCACGCCCATTGGATCGTCCTCTTTGTCTCCGTGATTCACTGCGCTTGGTGCGACAGATTCAAGCTCCTGCGCGATAACACCGTATTTCTGATGAACTCCATCAGCCTTCCAGTCAAAAGAGCGCACTTGAATAGCGTCAATATCTTCGGAGGCAGAAGGCGCATCAACGATATTTGTTTTCAAGCGTCGGTCAGACGTTGTGTTGTAGGTTGTTGCTGATGTTGTGACGGATATAGATCCGACTGTGCTGTTATCGCGTCTGAATCTGAGCAAATCACCATTGGTCGATATACGGTTAAAAGTAGCAACATCACCGTTTCGGGTAATAATAAACTCCCCTGTTGCCCGGATAATCATACCGGCAACGTTGAAATCACCGGAATCACTCTTGCCCACCATCACAGCATCAGCAGAAGCATCTACCAGTAAGCAATTAGCATTGCCTTCACCCTCAACGCGGAAGTCTACGTTTTGGGCTTCCTGATTAAAAACTACTTCGCTATCAGAGATGCTTAATCTTTCTTTGAAAGTTCCAGAAGAGGTTTCATTGAAAATTATGTAGTCATTTGAGACTGTTCCAATGACATAACCTCTGCCAGCCGTGCTGCCATCAAAAAATATTTGTGCTGCTGTACCGCCTGCCGAACCTCGTCCAATTTGCATTTGGATGCCACCAGCCGAACCTTCTTTTGCGCCGAGGCTGTAGTTAACGTTGACGGTGCTATTTCCTCCGTCAACGAACAGGCCGTGAGATTCTGCGTCAGTCTCAACGCGGAAGTCGGTATCTGCACTTACGTCATTGATTGATACCTCTGAGTCAGAAACAGACATTCGGGTTGTGGGTGTTGTCCCAGTTACGAAGTCAATCTCTGAACCTGCACCATCTCTTGCCTGAATTACTAGGGCGTGACCTGTGTGCGCCCCAGAGCCATCACTTGCATAGATTAGTGGTCTCCCGCCGTCTGCAACATCTGCTATGGTAGTTCCAAACCGAATAGCACCACGTAGATCCAATTTTTGAGTAGGGCTGCTAGTGCCGATCCCAATATTTCCAGTGCCGAGGTCCGCAGTGAAGATATCGTCTACTCGCGCACTGTTGTCATCATTTCTGCTGTTGATCTCAAAGACGCCGGAATCTACCTGTAACTGCGCTCTTTTATCGTCAGTCGAGCCTCCAGTATCTTCGAGCAACATCATTGCAGGGTTTCCTGCGATATGAAGCGCTCTATCCGGACTGGTGGTTGCAATACCTAGGTTCCCGCTAGAGTCGATGGTCAACTTGGTGCTGCCAGCAACGGTGAAATTAGCGCCAGCCGAACCGTTGGGCGTTGTAATTCCGAATCGTCCTGCGCCAT